ATTGTTTCGAGTTTCACAGGCATACCTGCTGTTGGGGTTGCGGGAGTATCACAATGGAAACCTTGGTTCCCTAAGTTGTTTGAATCCTATACCCGTATACTCATCTTCGCAGATAACGACGTTAAAGAGGACGGGCGTAACCCTGGTCAGGAACTTGCTGGAAGGATCAAAGAGGACTTGAATACCGCAACTGTGGTACAGTTAGAGCCTAATCTCGACGTCAATGAGACGTACCTTAAGTACGGCTCAGGATGGTTTACAGATCGGATAAGCGCATGAAACGACCTAAGTTCATTGACGTATCGGGGCAGCGGTACAAGATCAAATTCGACCTTGCCGACCCTGATACTTACGGCCTTACCACATCTGACACAAACACGATTCAACTACGCCCAGATATTCCAGAGGATAAAAAACTGCGCGTACTGGTGCATGAGATTACTCATGCTGTCATCTTTGAAACGCCCTTCTCCACTCGCAAGCGCTTTGATGTAGAAGAAGTATGCGACATTATCGGCTATCACTTCCTTAATGTCTTGCGCGATAACCCAGAGTTAGTTGTGTACCTACTTCACGAAATAGAACGTGAGGATGACGACGAAATCATTAAGCCATAATGTCTGAGTTTATCGGCGGACCGAAGGATGGCGCGCAAGTGCCAGAACCTTTATGGGCGTTGACCGTCATTGAAATGGAGCAGAAATTGTACGCAGGTGCTACAATAGTGTATTACTACGAGTTGGATGAAGATAGCCAAAATTGGCTCTATCGTGGACAGGAAGGTGCGTAATGAGTGAGAGAATCAGAAATTATCCTGGTGAGTCAGTTCCTGGAAGGCCTTGGCTTTCAAGTCCTCTCGATAGAGATATCAACGGGAATAGCGGTAATCCGCTACCCTGGGATTCGAGAGTGACACGCGATAATAACTTTGCGACTAACGTTTGGAGCGTGCTAGATGAACTTGGTAACCTTCTCATCACCAAACAAGAGGACTATGGCAGTTCTAATGTTAATGACGCCTTTGGTGGGCCTATCAATGGCCTTCTTGTTCGTATCGGTGACAAGTATCATCGTCTTAAAAATCTTTTTGCAACAGGGAAAGAACCTAAGCACGAATCTGTTGAAGATTCGTTCAAGGATATGGCGAACTACGCCGTGATTGCACTAATGGTTGAGAGAGGGCTTTGGCCTAAATCGTGAAAAAAATAGTGGTAATTTCGGATCTTCAATCGCCCTACCATGATGTTGATGCGACGGCTACATTGGCAAAATTTATCAAGGCATACAAGCCAGACGAGGTGGTGAGCGTAGGTGACGAGATTGACTTTCCGCAAATCTCCCGATGGGAGCAAGGCGGGCCAGGAGAATGGAAGTACGACATCGGACAACACCGAGACATTACTGTACGGCTACTTGAATCACTTAAGATCAGACATATCTCAAGGTCTAATCATAGTGACAGGCTGTACAATAAAATCAGAAACAATGCGCCAGGGTTTATTGGTTTGCCTGAACTTGAGATTGAAAAGTTCCTCAAGTTGGATCAACTCGGAATTACGTATCACCACCAACCATACGAACTTGCGCCAAATTGGATACTTGTTCATGGCGACGAAGGAAATGTTCAACCCACTGCTGGATCAACTGCTCTTGGACTTGCAAAGCGGGCTGGTGTCAGCGTCGTCTGTGGACATACGCACAGGATGGGTTTAACCCATTGGACGCAATCGTGGGCTGGTAAATCTAAGACTGTATGGGGCTTAGAGGTTGGTCATCTAATGAACCTTAAGCATGCTAAGTACATTAAGGCTGGGTTGTTTACATGGCAGCAAGGCTTTGGAATCTTAAGCGTAGAAGGAAATACAGTTGTTCCGCAACTGGTTCCCATTGTAAACAAATCTTTTATTGTGGATGGTAAAATCTGGCGATGGTAAGTATTGCTTTATCTCCTGGCGATGTCGCCTACGCAACTACCGAAGCGGTAGCGCGGTTTAATCACAACCGCGCAGTCGGTATCATGAATACTAAAGGTGCAGCCCCGACATGGGTTGAACAGTTAGCGCGTGAAGTATCTGGTTGCTTAGGTGAGTTAGTTGTCGCTAGATGGATGGACAAGTACCCATTTGCAGTATTTGAAGAACGCAAGATGGGCGATGTAGGCGAGTTTGAAGTACGCACTACCGCCTACAACACAGGTAAACTATTGCTAGGTAAAGATGATAACCCAGAGCGTAAGTATCTACTTGTCACACTTCCCGCTTATCACACTGGCGTTATTCATGGCTGGATGTGGGGCTACGAGGCACAGGCAGATCAATACTGGGATACGAAAATGAGAATACCTGCCTATATGGTGCCACAGGAAGATTTACATGACCCTGCGAGTTTGTTATGAGTGATTTTTATACACGTGATGTCTACAAGACATCTTTAGACGACACATGGGCTACGCCCAAAGATTTTTTTGCCAAAATCAACGACGAGTTTAGATTCACGCTAGATGCTGCTGCATTGCAATCGTCTACTTGCGTGCCAAATAATTGGTTTGGTCCAGACCATCCCGAAGAATCACGCCGAGATGCGCTTCAATGCGATTGGGACGGCATTGTATGGCTCAACCCACCTTACGGTAGAACCATTGGCAGTTGGATGGCCAAGGCCAACCATGAGGCACAGGGGGGGGCAACTATCGTGTGTTTGGTACCCGCTAGAACAGATACTGCATGGTGGCATGATTATGTAATCCAACACGAAGTGCGCTTCATTCGTGGCAGATTAAAGTTTGGCAATGCAGTTAATTCGGCACCATTTCCATCGGCATTGGTGGTTATCCGATGAGTGATTGGCTATCAGAGGCTACCGATGTAGCCAGTCAAGTTGCGCGTGTGGTACACCGCAAGTATTCCGTCTACTTCGATGTATCAGACCTGCGCCAAGAATTACTTGTCTGGGTCTGGCGCCGTGAGGATAAGGTTAAGCAGTGGCTGGATCATAACCAGGAGCCAGAGGATTACAAGGGCGGGGTGAGACAGTTAGGCAAGACGCTCACGCGCCAAGCCGATAAGTATTGCCGTCGCCTTAAGGCCCAGAAGTTGGGCTATGAATTGCGCGATGAGCAATACTACGACCCTATTACCCTCTCTGAATTGCTACCCTTTGTCTGGGGCGATGTGGTTGAGACGACCAAACTAGACGGTGAGAAAGTATCTGGGGCTGGTAATCCAGCCGAGGGTGGCAACTATGTTATTCAACTATTCGATGTACGCAACGCCCTATCTAAGATAGATGAGATGGATCGGGACGTGCTAGAATTGAAGTACGAGCAGAATCTAACCTTTGCCGAGATTGCCGAAGTGTTAGAAGTGAGCGATACAACAGCACATCGTAAGGTAGAAGGCGCCATGAGGCGCCTTGTGCAACAACTAGGCGGTACTAATCCCTTTGGGAAAGGCGAGGAATGAAGTATATCCACGACTCAGAGTGTAAGGCGCTAGTGCGCCGTATCGAAGGTAAAAGTTATCACGAACTGGTCTGGGAATGTGTGCCAGGATGTTTGATTGGAGACGGCCATTCCACAATACGACTATAAGTGCCGCAGTTGCGGTAGTGAGCAAATTCTAGAACGGTCCATCCATGAAGAATCTACTTCCCCCATGTGCTGCGACAGCCTCATGGATCGAGTCTTTCACCCCACTGCCGTCCAGTTTCGAACTGGCGGCTTCTACAGCACCGACCATTAAGGAGCAAGATGACAATTAACCTAGTTAACGAATCAAAGCGAGTTATTACACAGCCTGATTTAAGCACGGCAGCGCGAATCCTTACAGGATTTGCAGGCTTGGTGGACAGTAAGTGGGGCATGGGTAACGATGTCGTACTCGCTTCGCCTGTTCGCCTAGCAGGGCAATGGAACCTTTGCATCGTAGATAACTTCCCAAATCCCAAGATGCAAAAGACTGCACTTGGCTACCATGAAGTAGTGAACGGAGAACCTATTGCGTATATTCGTGCAGATGCTTACGGCTCTCGCTCTATCTTTGGCACTTATTCGCCAGCGTTTAAGTTAAAGAATATCCAGATCCACGGCGAGCGATTTACCCCTGGCGTAATTTCTGTCATCGCGCATGAGTTGGCTGAGATGCTGATTGATCCAATGGTGACACGCTTATCTACCCCAG